GTCTTATACCGTCTTGTAACGTTTGTAATTCAAATTGAGTTACATATTTGTCTATATCTTCTCTTAGTATAACTCGTCTGAAGATATTTTTGACAAGATCATGTGTAAATCCATCATCATCTGTGATACCTTTTCCAACATATACGTTTGGTAAGTGAGTAAAATAAGACATGGTTTAATACCCCTCTGTGCACTTATCTGCTGTAAGTAGCGTTACTTCTGTAAATGATAAATTCATAATAACTGCTGGTACACTTAATGATCTGATTGTAGGATCATTAGCAGAATCCTTTGCAATTCTTTTTAATGCATTATATTGATTATCTGGAGTATAGTTAAGAGTAATATTACTACAGACTGAAGGCATTATTCTAAAATGTAGATTTGGTTGTAGAACTGCTTGTTCTATTGCTGGATCTGCTGCTAAACGTACAAATTCTATTTCAAATTTATTTGGGATAGAGAAGAATCTTCTTTCTTCTGCTGCACCAACTACTCCATTACCAGGATTTAATATACCCTTGAGTCTTCCCCATGAAGCATTATCTTTATTATAACGATCATCAAGATTATCACCATCTTGATTAGCATATCGTACACTACCACTACTACTATCCTTACCATGCATAGGATATCCAGATAATATATCCCCTCTTTGATATCTTGGGTGAGCACCTGCTTTAAAATAATGTATAATTTCTTCTATTGTTTGTGCTTCTTGAGGATCTCTAGCAAACATTTTAAAACTAAAGTTATGCTGACGGAAACTCATATTATTAAATATTTGTTCTGTGTAAGGGTTAAATATTCTTCCCCTTGTCATTGACTCTAGAGATTGCGTATCAACACTACCTTGCAGTCCCATCATACCACCAATACTGTTAACTGATGATGTTAAAAAACTTGAAAGGAATTCTGGAGCAGATGCCCTTGCAGCGTCTTGAAGGGTATTGGTTAATTGATTCATGTCATCAAAACCATTAACACCACCTGCTGATCCTAGTGCTACACCACCAACTCCAAGATCTACTTGCCTATAATTAGCAGCGTATTGGGTAGTTAATTGTGGAGGCATTGCGAGATACACTGCCTGTGGTGCTTGAACGTATTGTTTCTCAGCTTGGGAGTAATTATATAAGGAGTTGGCCTCCATTTTATTAACACCATCTTCAAATTTTATTCTATATTGCTTAAATCGCACATAGTCAATAGCCTCTGTTCCACCCCAAGAATCGGGATTATCAGGATCTGATGGAACTGGTGGTCTTAATGGGTAAGTATATATCCCATTTCGGTTACCTACAGGCATTGTTTTACTACGCTAAATATTATAGTGATCATATATTTTATTTATGCGGTCTAAACGATATAAACAGGGTCGTTATAAATTAACAAGACCTTCAAAGTATAGAGGTGACCCAAATAACATATGGTATAGGTCATCTTGGGAACTTAAATTCATGTTGTTTTGTGAGATGACTCCTTCTGTAACTGAATGGGGTAGTGAGGAAATAAAAATTCCTTACGTTAAACCATCTGACGGAAGAGTTCATCGTTATGTACCTGATTTTTATATGAAAATGGGTAATGATAAGTACATTATAGAAGTTAAACCCGAAAGGGAAACTAAAGAACCTGTGATGAGGAGAAAGTCTGCAAAGGCTAAAAGGACTTATATTAATGAAGTTTTAACATATGCTATTAATAAAGCAAAATGGGGAGCTGCCGATGATTTTTGTAAGGACAGGGGATTAATTTTTAAAATACTTACTGAAAAGGAGTTAAAGGTCTAATGTTTGGATTAGCAATTTTAGCAACGTTGGTTGGAGCAGTGGCCACTGTTTTTTCTAGTGGTGGTTCTAGTTCTAGTGGTGGTGGTTCTGGTGGAACCGTTGGAACTGGAAACAGTAGTGCTGGTGGTAGTAATGCCAGTACTGCTACTAGTGGTAATACAACTGGTCAAAATAATTCTTCATGGGATGTGGCACAGGATTCAGTTCCTTCACCTGGTGTTGCTCAGTATCCAAAAATAAATGAATTTGTTTCTTTTTCTCTTAAAAACGAAGATTATTCCCCTTCATATACAAATCTTTGGTCTTTTCATATAGCAACACCACCTATATTACAGAATGTTATAGGATTCAATGAGGCTCAAGTAGCAGATCAACAAGGAACAACTCAGAATACTGTTGGACAACCTGGAGGAAATTTTGTTGCTGAATTAGGAAATCTTAGAAATGCTTTAAATTATTATTGTCAAACAGTAAATGTTCCTAGTCGACAAGTAACAACTGGAGGTTTAGTTAATATTGGTGCTGGTCAAAAATATGCTACAGGACAAGCATTTAGTCAAATAAGTGCAACCTTTATAATGCCTAGAAATCAGCATACAAGAAATTTCTTTGAAAGATGGATGCAGTTAACTGCTCCAGATTCAAATCAGTATACTGAATTTTATAAATTTTATGTTTCTCCTAAAATAACAATTTATAAGTGGGAAAGAAAAGCAGGTGGGAATTTACCAGATGGATTTGCCGATCATGTATCTACTGGTGGATCTACTCAGACTCATATTAATGCAAGTAGATTATATTCTTTAACTGGGTGTTGGCAGTTGTGGAATGCGTTTCCATACAATATTGGTGGTATACAATTAAATAATGACCGTGCAAGATCTATGACATTGACGATTGGATTTTATTTTGAAAGATATAGGTTCTTCCCTGCTCAATTTTCAAAAGTGGATGAAGTTGGACCTCGGAAGGATATTACAATTCCTAGTGATTCTTCATTTAATGGTGCAGTGGAGGATGCAAGTGCTCTCCAGCATCGAATTGCTAATACAGTCAATCAATTAATAGTCTCTTAGCCTCATAAATATAATTACTGAATTGAATTCTATATGGCATTACCAAAGCTTAATGTACCTAAGTACAAATTGAAACTGCCTTCTGATGGCAGAACTGTGAATTACAGACCATTCTTAGTCAAAGAAGAAAAGTTGTTATTATTAGCAACTGAAACAGGAGATCAAGCCGATATTATTGAGGCTATCAAAAATATCATTTCTGAATGTACTGATATCCATGATATTGACGACCTTCCAACTTTTGATATCGAATTTGTCTTTCTTCAGATTCGTACAAAATCTGTTGGTGAGGCTGTTGATGTATCTGTTGTTTGTCCTGATGATAATGAAACTCAAGTTGAGGTTAAAATACCTTTAAATGAGATAAAAGTTATTAAAACAAAAGGGCATAAGACGGATCTAAAACTTAGTCCTGAGATTATTCTAACTATGGGATATCCTAGTTTGGATAATTTTGTTAAGATGAATTTCTTGGGTGAAGAACCTGGAGTTGATCAAATATTTAAGATGGCTGCTTCATGTGTAAGGCAAATCTCTGATGCTGAAGAAGTATACGAAGCTTCTGATAGTACCGAAGAGGAGTTAGTTGAGTTCTTTGATCAATTGAGTAGTAAGCAGTTTCTGATGGTTCAAAATTTCTTTGAAACTATGCCTAAACTGTCTCATACTGTTAAGGTTACTAATCCAAAAACACAGGTCGAAAGTGATGTAGTGCTTGAGGGTCTAGCTAGTTTTTTCGGATAGCTCTTCTCCATACAAGTCTCCAAACTTATTATGAAGTAAATTTCTCCTTAATGCACCATCACAAATGGTCAATTGATACAGTTGATAATTTATTGCCTTGGGAGAAAGAGGTTTATATGAATCTTTTGGTCGGATTCCTTAAGGAAGAAGAGAAAAGAATGAAGGCACAACAAGCAACAGAGAAGAGACAATACGGTGGCCACTAAGATTTCACCCTATAAGTTAGTCAATATAACTGGAGCATCTGGTAAGGTGACTCCTACAGTTCGTGCTGCTAGAAAAGGAATATATGCTAAAAATAGGTTAGGTCTTGCTACATTTACTGTTGGAAGTTTAGTTGGGTCGTTAAGTGATATTGCTATATCTAATGTTAAAATTGATGTATTAGAAAAGAGATTAGCACGTAGAAAAGATCAGAAACAGAGGGATCAAGAGGCAGAAGATTTTGCAGAAATGCAAAAACTGACTGCAAATAAGGGTGATAAACCAAGAAAACCGACTAAGAAGGAGAAAAATAAATTTGGTAAGATATTTGGTTGGATGGGACAACTCTGGGGTCCTATTGCCCAGTTTATAATAAAACTTCTTAGTTTTTATGTCATAAAAGACCTATTAAAATGGGTTGGAGATCCAGCTAATAGGGAAAAATTACAAGTATTTGTAGAAAAATTTGTATTTGTTGTACAGAAATTATTTGATTTTGCCAAGTGGATAATTGGTGATAATATACTGGATGGGTTAACAGGTCTTATTAGTGGTAAGGATGAAAATGGTGATCCTATAGGATTTATAGGACAGGTTAAGAATTTAGGTAAGCTTTTATTTGGTTTTATTAGTTTACGATACTTACTCAATCCTTTTGCACTAATTGGTGATATTATAGGTCTGTTAGACTTTATAATGAATTGGAGGGTTCCTGATTTTGGTAGAGGGAAAGGACCAAATAATAGAATAAGGGGACCAAAAGGAAAAAATAAGATAAAATTTAAGAAGAAGCAAAGTAAGTGGTGGGAGTTCTTTAGGAAAAAGAAAACTTCAGTTACAAGAGCTGCAGATTCTTATAGAAGATTTATTAAAGGTACTTCTAATTTTGGAGATAGGTTAAGATTACTCCGTAGAGGTCAAATAGGTTTAAGAGGATTATTTAAGAAGGGTGCAAGGGGTGATGATCTTTTAAAAGCTAAGCAATGGAAAATTCCAAGTGTAATTCGTGAGTTTCCAGGTAAAGCAAAGGATTGGTTTGGAGCAAAAACAAAACCAATAATTAAAGGTTTTCAGGAAACTGTTGATAGTTGGAAATTAGGAGACAAGTTAAAGAAACTTCCTGGCCAAATTGGTGATGGAATTAAGTCGAATCTTGGTAAGACATGGAAGAGTATTAGGGGTCTGAAAGATAGTAAAGTTGTAAAGGGTGCTCTGGAACTTGGGACAGAAATATCCAAGAGAGCAAGAGGGATGTTTAATACTGCTGTACGAAACACTGGAAGAGGTGCTAGAGCGTTTGGTGGTTGGGCTGGAAGAAACTTAAAGCGTATATATCATCTTCCTGGTAAGATTGAGAAAGGATTAAAATCTAAAATATTTGGTCCAATTTACAACAAGTTTATTAAACCTGTAATTGGTGCAGTTGGTAGTGCTGGTAATAGGATATTAGGAACACTTAATAAGGTTCCTTTCATCCGCAAGATGACCGAGGCACTAGGGAAGAGGGGTATAACTTGGGGATCATTTGGAAAATTTACTGGAAGATGGGGTAGAAGATTAAATGCTGCATTACCTTTTATTGGTGGTTTAGGTAATTTCTATTTCAGTAAAGTAGCATTTGATGGTGGTGATAATATAGGTGGAATATTAGAAGGATTGGCTGGTGCGTTAACTATTGGTGGTGGTATTAGTACTGCAACTGGTGTTGGTGCTACTTGGGGTGGTCCAATGATAGCACTTGGAACTGCTCTCGATGCATATCTACTTGCTAGAATTCTTCCTGGAATTGGTCCAGCTATTCTACAGTGGGAACAGGATGGAGGTCTCTTACAGATTATACCTGGTTTAACAGGCATAGTAGATAAGATGACTGGTCAGATTGGTCCTTCTGCTCAGAAGAATTCTAAGGAAGTTGATAAAATACTTTCTGGGAAGGATGATGATGATAAAATTGATGCCAGTGGTAGTGGTATATTAGGATCAATCAGTAGTGATACTACTGATATGATTAATGCTGATAAGGAGATTAAAAAACAACAGGGTGAAAAGAAAAGAGCTTGGTGGGATTTTCTTGGATGGGCTGGAACTGGTAAAGAAGATGATCCTGAGAAAAAGGTTGAAACTGCAACTCCACAGAAAGTAAGTGGCAGTAGTGATGATAAAAAGGAAGAAAAGAAAAAACCTTGGTGGAAATTCTGGGGTGGTGGTAATCAAGAAACGAAATCGAAAGGTAGTAGTAGTGGTATATTAGGAACAATCAGCAGTGATGTTGATGATATGGTTAATATGCCCAAAAAGAAAGAAACCAAGAAACCTTGGTGGAAATTCTGGGGTGGCAATAAGCAAATGGGTGGCTCGTTGTCATCCATGTATAAAGGTCAGACTATTAGTGGATATGGTAAGATTCCACATGCGAACTTCTTTAAGGGTATCATTGATTTTGTTAAAAAACCTTTTGAGTGGGTTGCTGATGGAGTTTCGACAGTTGCTGGATGGATTGGTGATGCTATAGAAGGTGTTGGTAATCTTGCCAATGATATAATGAATAGTGAATTGGGTCAGATATTATCAATAGCATTACCTATTATATTCCCACAATATAAATGGATTCAAACTTTAATTAGTGGAATGAATACTTTCAGAGCATTATCAAACGGTAACCCTATAGCAGCAGTAATATCTTTGTGGAATACTGGTGCTGGTATATTCCCTGAAACATTTTCAAATATTGGTAATAAAGTTACTACATGGTTTGATAATAATATTGGAAGTAAATTTAGTAATATATGGGAAAAAGGAAAATCTATCTATGATGGATTCATGGAGACTAAAGTTGGTAAAATATCATCTGCTTTAATTCAAGGAAATTGGGGAGGTGCTTTAGGTGCTGCAATTGAAGGTACTGGTTTTGAGCAAGGTCTTGCAGCATTTGGAGCACAGATAGATGCTGCTGGATTGAGTGGAGTTCTTGGTATGGTACCAGGAGTTACTTCAGCAATAGCAAATATTCCTGGATTGGATAGTATTCCTGGAGTTAACTCTCTGGTGAGTGGTGGTTTTAGTCCTGCTGGATTTGTATCTGGTATGGCAGAAAAACATGGTTTGGGTGGAATTTATAAAGCAATGATGGGTGTTGTTGATGGTGGTGATATGACATCTGGATTGAGAGAATTAGCACCTGAATTAGGTGTTGATAAGAGAGTTCTAGGTGTTGTTGATGAAGTTGGGGAGGTATTTAGAGGTGGAAAGATTGATACTGAATATGCTTTACAGACTGCTCTTGAAATGATACCAATACCTATTATTGTTGAAAAATTACAAGCAACCCCTGTTCCAGTTGATTCTAGTTCAGGTGTTGGTGAACAATTATCATCAGCTGGTGGTATGAGAGGGTTGTTAAATAGAATGGCAGGAGGCTTTGGATAAATGGCACAAACTGTAAAGATAAACATGTATAAGTTTGTCGATGTTGAAAAACAATCGGCAGCAAAAGGAGTTGGCAGTAAAGCTGAAGCTGAGAATAAAGTAGTATCT